TTTTCAAGTTCCTCATAGGTCTTGAACTGGTCTGCAGCAGTGAATGCCTCCAGCGAATGCTGTTGCTTCCAGATTGCTTCCATTTCATCGTCGTCTGCACTGAGAGCAGAGACGCTATCGAACTCGGAACTATCATAGTTCCAGTAACCTGCAACAGTCTTGATCTTCAGTTTGAAGTTAGCACCTTCCCAGAAGTCGAAGACGTTGACAGGAGTTTCATCCTGAAACTCGGGTTGCATGGCAGCAATGATCTTGTCATGGATCTTCTTGCCATACTTGTAGAGGAACACCTTACCTTCGTTCTCAGGATGCTTAGGATCCTTCACGACCAGGATGTTACTGTAGTAAGAGAGCTTACGCTTCTGCTTACGTGCAGTCTCCTTGTCAGCATCACTGCCGCTGTTCCAGAGACGACGGTTGACCTCACCAACAGGGTCTTTGCCACCGTTGGTAGTCAGGGAGTTCTCGATGTACCAACCACCAGGACCTTGGAAGGCGTGGGAGTACAGTTTTGCCCAGGGAAGGCTTTCGCCATCAGGTGCGGGGAGGAAACGGATAACTGCATACCCGTTACCAGAAGCGTCAAGTTCGGGCTTCCAGAAACGATCGTCGGCATTGGAGTTACTGCTGGACTTTTCCAGTTCCTTTTGCAGGAACGAGAAGTTGTTCTGGGACTTGCGCTTAAGATCTGCGAATGACATTCGGATTACCTCGGATTAGTTTGGATTTGGTTTAAGTGTTGGTCTTACGGTGCGAACCAGTCTCCCAGTCCCGTCCTGCCAACGAAGTTATTATAACAGCGTGGTAGCAGGGGCGTCAACCCTCTGTGCCACTTTCAAGTTTGTCCTTCATGGTCTTAACCTTCTTCAGAAGGTCATTAAACATTTCAGGAATGCTGTCGTCTGGTGTAGCACCTAGCATGACTGCTGCATCTCTCATACTTTCCGCCATTGCTTTTGCTTCGGGATCATCACTGAGTGACAATCTACCATAAAAAATCTTTTGTTTCTCAATGAGAAGTTCTAACTTCTCAAAGTAGTCCATCTTTTTTGCAGGAGGAAGAACAGGGAACGCCATCATGGATCTCATACAGAATTCCTGTAGTTCCATCATTTCCTGAATAGTACCACGTACTAGTTCTGATTGAAAAAAATCACTCATGGTTATACAAGCATTAGTTTTGCTCTAGAAGTTTTCTTGATAAAGTTTAGTTTTTGAGCATCATACTTCAACTTTTCTTTCAATGGTTTTGAAATAAGTTTAGGTACTTTCTCCAATTCAATTTCATTAATTTCACAGTAATGAATGATAGCATCAATGTAGTTCATCGCATTATCGTATGCAATTTTCTCCACGTCCTGCGAAAATCTCGCAGATGTCATAAATTTATCCTCCAGAATGTCTTTCATTTTTTTCTTTATACTCCGCTATGTACTCTTGCAGTCTTACCAAGTATTCTTTTTTAGGAGGAACAGAACTAACTTGAACGTCACCATTCTCACAGACAAGAATAGTAACTAATTTTTTAACAGAAATACCGTACAATTCTTGCAACATGCAAGCGTATCCTGTCTCTTGCACGTAGTAATCGTAAAGATGTTCCTCTTTCTTTGGTTTGGCAGCGGTCTTGAAATCAATTACGGCGAGTTCGTTATTATATTCAGCGATACAATCAACTCGACCAGCAATTCCCAAGTAATCAGAATAGAGTGCTGCTTCCTGTAGATATACTTTATTTATATTGTCAAGAGTAGACCTCGCGGAATGAAACATTGCCACGGGGAGGGGTTGATCCTTGTATTTGTCTAGATCTAGAACATTATTGATGTAGTCTTCCGTAAGAAGGTGAAACCTTGTACCTCTGGAAGCGGACCTAGTTGTGATTGCTTGAGCTTTCTCTTTACCAACCCTATTTCTCCACCGTGCAAGTCCCGCTTGTTTGCGAGAGTTATTACTGATCACTGTTGTGATCGACGGATACTTTCCACCGCTAGGAGTGACATAGTATCTCCTCCCATCGATATTCTTTGTTTTCATATCAATGGGATCTTTAATCACATCCACATGATCAAATAATTTCATTACATTCCCAAGTTAAGTTTACTAATCAGGTAAGATTTGACCAGACCAGATCGAACAATATCTTCGATGCCAAATTCAATCAAAGAAAACTCCTCCATATTCTGAAGAATTTTCTGGAACTCTAGGATGCCAGTCTTCTCGTTACTCTTTTGAAGGTCAGACTGACGAGCATCACCACAGAACATGATCTTTGTATCCTGTCCCACACGGGTCATAATACTATCAAGTTCGTGGAAGTTCAGGTTTTGGCACTCATCAACAATAACAATAGCATTGTCAAGTGTAGTACCACGCAAGAATGAAGTTGACCAGAACGATACCGTCTCCTGTGCTTTGAGGTTCTCGTAAAGCATATCAAACGATGCTTGATCTGGCATCTCAAACATGTACTTCACCATATTCTTGTATGGAATTTGGTAGATGTCTGCTTTATCTTCGTGAGTGCCAGGAAGGAAACCGATCTCTCTAGTTGCTACCAAAGATCTCACAACATAAACCTTTTCATATGGAGTGTTCTCATCAAGAACATCTTTAAGTGCTAGGTACAAAGCAACAAATGTTTTACCTGTACCAGCACAACCATAAGCAAAAAGGTTTTGACCTCTTCCATACTCGTTAAACATTACTGTTTGACTTTCTGTAAGAGCTTCTACATCAAGCAAATAATTTGTATTGATAGGTTTCTTTCTTTTCATTTGCTTTGTTGACATACCGTTGATGTCGGGATTGGACTTCTTTCTTGCTCTAGGCATATTTTAAATCACCATTGAATGTTTGAACCAGGAACTTTGGATGCGCGGGTCATGATGTCCGACCATCCAGGATGGGTCTTACCCATTTTATTACGCCAGTCACCTACTTCACCGACGCCTGCAACTCCTGCTTGCCAGTCTTTATCCCAATCAGGATTAGTAAGACGCCACTGATCATACTCTCGCATGGTCATGGAGAGTTCTTTTTTCTCTCCCGTCTTTGTGTTAATTACTGGATACGTCGGCATTTTTCTTCTCCTTATTAAATCCGAAGGGTGCAAGTTTATCATCGACCCTATTCTTCATAGCAACAGCAGCAAGTGCTTCCATTACTTTAAGAACTTGTTCTGGTTTAGTATCTTCAGGCAACTTCGATGCAACAAATTCATACTTGGGGAAGAACTCTTCCCCCGCCTTTTCATATTCTGCTAGTGTAATTGTTTTCATGACCATTCAAGTGCCTCTGCACAAATAGGGAACTGTTCCACAAAGATATCACGACAAGCGTGTGCAATATCCATGTGTTCTTTTTGAGTGCCGTGAGCACTCCGTAGATCTATATAGTGAATCCATGACCGAACTGATCCTGTCATGTAGATTTTTGTGGGCGTCGCGAGGGGGAGTACAAAACGAGCACACTCCTTTGCGATTCCCAGTTCAAGCATTTGCTTGTAGATGTCCATAGCACTCTGGAAGTGTCGCTTGATAGTAATCTCAAGTTCTTGCTTGGTGAAAGGATCGACATCATCAATAGAATTTTGACGGTTCTTTGTATCCTGACGACGAAGATCAAACAGAGGGATCTCATCTGCCAACATAGAACTGTCAGCATACCGTTGGGAAAACTCTTGATATGTGAAGCTACGATGACGCAAAATTTGAGCTGCGATACCCCTGGTAGTGTTGATCTCAAGCGTCATGTGCGCCTGCTCAAAGACGCTCCAGTGGTTGTGTTTGATGCAATACTTAAGGAGACCAGCAACCTTAGGATTATCTTGATTAGAGGGGTTGCTTACCCTCGCTACGTACCCCATCGTTTTCTCCGCTTCTGGGGTCACTGTAATCAGATTCACTAATTGTTGATTGGTGCTCATATCCGAAACCATAGAGTGCTTTTTCGTTGTTTGTTTGAATGCGACGCAGCTTCATCAATTCACGATACTGCTGCTGTAGTTTAGCATACTCCTCGTTGCTATACAAATGTCCTTTTGCAAGGGCTTTCTTGATGTTCTTTGTGAGTGTTTTAAGTCCCATAATCAGTCCGTGTAACCGTCATCGTCATCTTGTGAATCGTATCTGGCATATGCAGCAGACACATCTTTATCGTCTGTGTATGATTGCGGATCTGAATAGATTTCAGATTTCAAACTAGCAACTAGTAGTTCTAGATTTTTCACAATCATTTTTAATCGTGTTTTTTCCATGTCTACATGTAATACATATCCAATTATACCATAAAAAAAGAGGGGTTACAAGCCCCTCTTGATTGAATATGCTGGCGATGAATATTTTTCATCTAACCAATCTCGCAAGTGAATCCGATAGCAAGACCAGTATGTTACCCCTCTATATTTAAGTTGGTAACAACTAGGTGGTCTACTATCTTTATCCATATCATCGTAATGATATGTGTAATGCTCCATATCACTTCTGATAAGTGTGACCGCGATAGCAGAATGTACCATGGACCTCATCAGCATCACCTTCTTTGCACTCAAACTTGACACCGCGATAGGTGGTCATAGCGATTTGTGCATCGTGAAGTGCAGCAGCTTTTTGGATCTGCTTTTTGATAAGAGTTAGGGTGTTCATTGTAGGTGCTCCTGAAAGTAAGGGTGTTTTAATCCCCGTTCCTTCAGTCGTTTGCGTCCCATTTACAGTGAGGTGTTGCTTCCTTTAAGGTCTCAACAATCTCTACTTGAACATTTTTACTCAGCATATCGTTTGCTCGGACACGACCGATCATATCGGAAGCATCTTGGCAGGCGATGGAAGCATAGAGTAGTAGTTCAAACATGGGATGAACGCTCCGTTCCGCGACT